ACTCGGATCTTTCACAGTTCACCCTTGCCTCAAACGTACTCGCCACCGCTACTAAGGCCGATGCGGCAACCATCACCAATTACATGGGCACTATGTACGGCATCTTTAAAAACGATGCCAATGCCATGGGCAAAAGTGATTGGGTTAACCAGGTTACCGGCATGACCGCCACGGCTGTGCAGGCGTTCAAAACCACGGGTGCGGAAATGTCGGGGGCATTTACCGCTATCGGTGCCGAGGCGCAGAGTGCTGGCATCGGCATGCATGAACAGATGGCCATTCTCGGTACGCTGCAGGCCACTATGTCGGGCAGTGAATCGGGCACTAAATACAAGGCGTTCTTGGCGGGTGTAGGTAAAGCGCAGAAAGCGTTGAACCTGCAGTTTACCGATGCCCAAGGCCGTTTACTGCCTATGGTCGACATACTGACCAAAATCAAAGGCAAGTATGGCGACACCTTAGAGGTGGCCGAAAGCGATGCTTTAGCCAAAGCCTTCGGCTCAAGTGAGGCAGTATCTACCGTTAAGTTATTGATGGGCGATATCGATAGCCTGGCGGGTTCAATTAATAAACTCGGTCAGGTTAAAGGTATGGGGCAGGCTGAAAAGATGGCCCAAACCATGACAGACCAGAGCGAACGCTTGTCGCAATCTTGGTTTGTGATCCGCGCCGCCCTCGGCTCTGCCGTGCTACCGGCGTTCAATGAGTTTGTCGGCTGGATAGCCGATATGGGTAAAGATGTGCTCTGGTTTACCCAAACTTTCCCTAACTTAACTCGCGTTCTTGGTTACACCGCGATTGCTATTTTAGGCATCGTCGCCGCAGGCGGTGCCTTTACCGTGATGATGGGTGTTGCCAAGATGGCGATGACCACCTACGGAGTAGCAGCCATGGCGATGGCGGGCATCAATACCCTGTTGACGGCGGGAATGGTGCAGCTGCGCGCCGTAATGATGGCGGTTAATATGGCGATGGCCCTTAACCCTGTTGGGTTTATTGTGGCTGGCTTTGCCTTAGCGGTCACTGCAGTGGGCGCACTCATCTATTACTGGGATGATCTCAAAGCCACCGTTATGGAGTGGGGCTGGTTAAAGCAGCTGCTTGGCTGGTTTAATACCGTTTGGACCGATATTAAAAACGGCGCTATCGATGCGATTAACTACATCATCGACAAGCTGAACATGCTGCCAGGTGTTGAGATTGATGTGATCCCCAATGTGGGCGGATTAGAACAACAACCCCAGCTACCCGAATTTATTCAGAGCAATAACCAGCAAGCGGTGCCGAACTGGATGCAGCAAACCGCTGCCAATGATGTACCGAACGCGGCCCCCATGAATGGCCCTTGGTTGAATGCGCCGGGTGTAACTAACCCGGTCGTGCAATCAGCAACCGATAACGTCACCCGCTTACCGGTTGAGTATCAGCAAGGCCAGCTCTCGCCAATGGTGCCAGAGTCATTGATGCAAACCGTTGATCTGCAGCGTGGTCAGTTGGCACCACAATCAACACCGCCCTTAGTTCAAGCGGTTGAGATGCAGCGCAATGCGCTGTCACCCTATCAACCGGAGCAATTAACCCAGCAACTCGATATCAAGCCGGTGGCAGATGAGACCATGGCCAGCGCCATTACGCCGCGTATTAACCAGCAGGCGGCAATGAGCGCCAAGGCTAACCGAGTGGCCAGCCAATCAAACAGCAAGAGCCTGAGCTTTGGCGATGTGATCATTAAAAATCCGCCTAAAAACTTCAGCCTTGCCGAAATAGCCGACCAACAGGAGCTAATGACAGGATGACCACTGAAAAGTACAGCGACCTGTTAATTGTCGATGGGGCCTTGTCTCTCGATATCGGGGCGCAGCCAAACCTGACTAATACACGCGCCAGTATCGCCCAAGATGTGAAACACATGCTGATGGAGTCCGGCCTTGTGACTAAGTTACTTGCCCAGCGCAGCGCCACACTGCGCAGCGATGTGTACACAGAAATGGAGCTGCTGATCGAAACTGATACCCGCTTGGTACCGGGTTCTATTGCGTTGGATATTCGCACACCAGAATTAATTGCCATTACCGCCACCACCTATGAATTTGGCCAACTGAGCGCAGAGGTACCTTATGTCACGCCCGCAAGTTGATTTTGAAAAAGTATTAGCAGATGAAGGGGTACCGCTTACCAGCGATGGAGTAACCGCATTGCTCGAAGCCGATGTGGTAGCGGCAAATTCCATTATCAGTAATGACAGTGCCATGAGTCCGTTCTGGAAACTGTTCTCAGCCTGTGTTGTGACGCCTGTGTTATGGCTGATTAAAACCTTGCTGGCCAATCATGTGTTGCCTGCTATGTTTGCCGCCACGGCGAAAGGTTTCTATTTAGAGCTTAAGGCATGGGACGTTCACCTGGAACGCAAACAGGCCGTTAAAACGCAGGGCAATATCACCTTCACCAAAACCGATTTTAACGCCGATATCGTGCTGAAAGCAGGCACCATAGTGCAAACCGATAACACCTTGGGCGCTATCTATAAGCTGTTGGTGTTGGCAGATATTGTGATCCCTGCCGGTACCCAAAGCGCCGCTATTTTATGTGAGGCTGACACTGCCGGGGCTGGCCACAACATAGGGGCGGGCTATTACCATGTGTTGCCGCAAGCAATAGCGGGCATCGAGTCGGTGAGCAATGTCGGCGATTGGATAACCCGCGCCGGAGCAAACAAAGAAACCGACGATGAGCTGGCGCTGCGTATACGTGATCAGTTTGGCAGTGTCGGCAACTATCATATCGATGCGGTATATCGCGCGGCTATCTCAAGCTTTGCGGGTATTCGCAGTGACTGGCTTTACTTTGAACATGAAGCGCCACGGGGGCCAGGTACCGCAAATTGTCATGTGATGATGGATGTAGGCGAAACGCCGCAGGCCATGATTGACGATATAAATAATTACATCAGCACTCAGGGCAACCACGGCCATGGTGATGATCTTCGGGCCATGGCCATTGCCGCCGCACCAACGGATCTCACCGTCGAATTTTGGCATGCCGCCAACTTGAGTGTCGATGAGATAGCGACATTGCAGAGTGATATCGAGTCGCGCGTTCGCGCCGTATTTCGTGAATCGGCTATGCATAGTCTGTTAACCCGGACTAAGCCACAGAGCGTATTTGCCTTTTCAGTGCTGAATGGCGAGCTGCATAGAGAGCTGCCGAACCTTAAGAGTGTGCGCTGGACTAATAACGATATTGTGATCGGCCTCGAACTGCCACGAATTAACAGCCTGACCATCACTAACCGCGGGGTGGCCTGATGACAGACAACAGCCCGAAACTGCCTAAGTTAACACTGCCGTGGTGGATGGATGGCGAAACGCTGCCAGCTACACCAGAGCCACAAGAGCCCGCCATGCTGGGCAATGGTATGCAGTCATTCTGGCAACGTCTGCGCGGTTGGTTTATCTGGCCACTGGTGCAGCAAGACCCGCTAACCTGCTCGCTGGATATGCTCAATTTAAAGGCGTGGGAACGCAGAATTACCCGTTTCAGGGATGAACCCTTGTGGCTGTATCGCAAGCGGGTGGCTTATGCATTTATCAATGCCCAAGACGCAGGCAGCACGCAGGGCTTTATTAACATCATGAGTCGCCTTGGTGTGCCGGTACTGAGTATTGACGAACGCCAGGTGAATCGAGACTGGGACATTATTTCTATCGAGCTCGATGATACTCAGGTCTCAAGTGCCGCACTGTTGGCCACAATCATTCAGGACTATGGCCGCACCTGTCGCCGCTATGAATATGTATTAAACAAAGCTACATCGCTGCATCTGCCTGTGAGCGAATGCAATAACGATTATCAAACATTAACAGCGAGGGCCAATTAATGGCACGACTAACCACCACAGGCCAAAGCCTGATCTCCGCCGCCGTGGGTAGCGGCCCGAAACTGGATATCACCAAGTTCGTGTTTGCAAACATTCCGGGGCTCGACCACACCGCCCCCGAACCTGCAGACGAGCCCATGCCTGCACCTGAAAATGTAGTGTTTGAGCGTGCGCCAACTAAGGCGGGGATTATCGATGAAAACCGTGTCACCTACAGTCAGATGATGCTCACCGATATCGGTGATTTTGAGTTTAACTGGATAGGTTTGGTGCAGGTTAACGATTTAGTGATGTTTGCCTATGTACCACTAACGCAGAAAATCAAAACTCTGCACCCTACAGTGGGCAACGTGTTGACCCGCAACATGGTGATCGAGCACCTGGGCATTGCGAACGCTACACCCGTGGTTGTGTCGGCTGAAAGCTGGATGTATGACTTTGGCGGTGAACTTACGCTTATTAATCAGCGTATCGATGAGTTGGAACCTCATATTGTCTACAAAACGGAAGGAGCAACCACCTTAGTGCGCAAATCGAAACAAACCGTGTTTCAGTGGGATGCTACCGATGCGGGCAGTGTATCAATCGATGCATCTACCTTCCTGTTAAACGACAAAATAACGATAACCAATATTAAAGACGATGGCGGCACGCTGACTTTAGCTAATCCGGATGGTTCGATCCATGTGCCGAACGGTACCAGTGAGGCCAGCCACACATTAACGGGGCGCGGCACTGTGACCCTATATAAATTAAGTGCTGATGATGCTCTCACCATTACCAGCGTGCATAAGTAGGGGGCAGCATGGAGTTAAACGAATTATTAGGCGGGAAGTACTTTAGGCCAGCAGCAGCAAAGCAAGAAACGAGTTATAACATAGCCATGGCAGATAAAGGTACCTGGGTGAGTATTTTAGATATAAATGGATCTGCTTGTCTCTATTGGTGCTCACTATATTTTGGGGCCAGATACAGTAACACTGTCGAGGCCAGATTAACGATTGATGGAGAGGTGCTGCCAGCTATTGTTCATTCGTATTATGACTATAACTACGCCGGTTATCGCTATATCGTTGGGTGGCTTGATGGCAGTACAACTGCAGGAGATAAAGTTCAGGTATTGTCTCCTGCCATTTATGCAAAAAAGAGCCTTAAGCTAGAGGTAATGCTAACCAGTTCAAGTAATCCAACAGACTCTTCAGGCGCGAGCGTGAAATGTGCTCATGTATTAACAACATTGGAGTCACTATAAATGAAAGCAGTAATTACTAGATTGTTTAGTTTGTCGCCCTCTGGAGTGCGGTTAAATAAAATTGAAACAATACCTATAGATGGAAGTCGGTATGAGTCTGTAAGAGTTGAACAGATCGCAGATGAGTCT